AGTCCTTTGCATTCTTTGGGGCGAAGATGAGATACCTCCGCTCCAGCATCTGTTCAATGATCTGCTCGTTCATGTGTACTTCATTTCTACGCGTTCAGTTGCGTAGTATGGCATCAGATTGGGACCGCGTTTCAGAACGCGCCTTGTCTTGTACTGCTTGGTCTCGGCAGAGACCTTGATTGGCTTCTTGTTGATGCAACGGGAGCATAGCTCTGCATAGGCCACAGCATAAACCAAGTCGTCGTTGTAGACGTTCTTGTTCATCGTACCCCACACTACCGAGCCGTCTGCCTTGGACTCCACCGAGATGTGCCTCACTTGCGTCCAAAAGTCGTAGTACCATATGTTGTGGCCGTGGGTGCGGATGAGGTCGGTTACGTCCCCGTAGAGCGACTCTTTTCGGCTTCCCTTACCTCCCTTTAGGTCAACGCCATAGATGTGCGTACCGCCCTTGTATTTGGGCAGGAGTTCGTTGCGGAGCAACAGCGACTCTCGCAAATTGAACACGGGAGAGCACTTGAAGTCCACGTATCGGTGGCCTACGTTGATCTCGACGAGTTCTTTGCAAGCCTTCTGTCCTTGGTTCCGATAGTACATCCCCATAAGAACACCTTGCAAGAACAAGTCAGTTGGGAATGCAGTACGGGCATTCAGCGTACAAGCGACGGTGGGTACATACACCTCTTCCCCGTTTTCGATGACGGTACGCGCAGCGCCATCCCATATAGCTGATGAATAGCGCGAGAAACCTCCGTCATTCTGAATGGGGTCAGTTCCTTGGAAGTAACGATAGGCGTAGGAGTTGTCCGGCTCCAAGAACATCTTGACCGGCGCTTCGATGTCATCGAATGCTGACGGAACCCAGCGAGATCCCTTGATAGGGTGCGGGTAGAGGCTCCCTTCCGGAAGTTTGACCGACTCGTCCCACACCGGAACGAACTTACCCGGGACGGGCTGGAAGCCGCGCTTGTGGCACTCATTGATGATCCTGTTCTGTTGCTTGACAATAATTTCCATGGGGACCAGTGTCTTGTGGCTGGTCATAAAAGCATCGTCAGGCTTGCTTGGGTAGTGGGCGCAGAACAGGGAAAGACGCTCGGTGGCCGAAAGTCCCTTGGTCTCCTCTGTTTGGCCACGCAGATACTTTGTCTTCTGCTTGTTGTAGAACTCGCGGGTCATACCCGGTCGGCAGGTCCAGTCCATGAAGACCGGAACCCAGCCCCCTGTGTCCTCACCACCCTCCCAAGCAGCAAGCAGCGACTTAAAGTCGTTCTCAAATGCCCCCTGCCCTGTGTTATTGGAAGACCCAGTGCCCCATGCAAACGCTTGACGGACCAGTTCAAAGCGACCCTTCGCCTTATTGAACTGGTACATCGTGGGGTCAATCTCGCTCTTGATGGTCTGATACGTGGGGATGTTTTGAGCCTCATCAAATAGTGACCACGTTGGTGTGCGACCGTTGACGGTCATGCTGTCCTCTGCCGAAAGCAGACGGAACTCAGAAATGTCCCGACCCTTCTGCGCCTTGGTGTCGCCGGGGTCAAAGTCCATGATGGCGCTCTCCGACGAGAAGCCCTTGCTCACGTCCACCTCTCCGATCATCCAGTGTGGAAGGTGCTGGAAGGTGGACTGGAACTTGTCACGGAACAGGGTCTTACCAGTTCCATCCTTCTTGTGGACCATGAACACCCCGCTGAACGATGAGCGCACAACGCTTTCCAGCGCAGCCATGGCCATCATGGTAGATGTAATAGCCGCCTGACGGCCCTTGACAAGGTCAAAGCTATTTCCACGGTCCACAAGGAAGCACAATAACGCCTGCGGAGCAGATGCTTCGTATGGGCGACGGCCACCAATAAATCCGTCTTCCTTGATGGAGACGTACTTGTTCATCCCGTAGAGCTTGTTGTCGGCCACGCGGGCAAGCTCTCTGCGCTTCCACTCGTATCGCTCTACCGGGTCAATATCCGCCAATGTTCGCTTATCCTCCAGCCATCGCCTTGCCTGCTCTACATACAAGTAGAATGGCTCATAAGCAATGATTGAGTCAAACCTTGGAATGTGGGAGTTGATGAACTTGCGGAACTCTTGGTTTTGGTCTTCCGGGCTGTCGGGACGCCAGTGAGACTTCTCAATGTCAACGTCCTTCCACTTCTCAATCCATGAATTGGGAATCTTGCTGTAATAAGACTCGCCCTCAAGTGGCTCACCGGTACGCTCACCTTCGGTAATGACAGGAACTTCGTATAGCCAAAGGTGACACTCTCCAAAGTTTGGAATGTCGGTTTCTTCGACTTTTTCCGCTCGTTGCTCTTTTTGCTGCGTTGTCAGCTCTTCAGAAAAGCCAGCCGACCTTACCTCCTGCTTGTGCTGCTGGGAGATGGAAACCCCCTCCGAACTAAGTTTCAGCAGTAGTTCAGCGGTGTGTTCTTGTATAGACTTCCTTGTGTCGATAGGTGCAAATTTATGCATAACTTGCTGTCTATCAACCAATAGACACTATCTTTGTTCCACGATGAACAACATCGACGTGTCTTACGATGGCTTCGCAGAAGCGGAACTCATCGAGTGCGACGGAATAATCCTAATTACCTACACCGAACATGGCTAACTGGAGATATGATGTAGTGCTTGGGCCTGAGTACATTCAACTCTTGTACTCCGGGACAAGTGACATTGCTCAAATAATTCATTACCGCACGGTGATTGATGCGGTGGGCCATGTCAAGTATAAATACATTTACGATACTTACAGCGGAGGTAGTGACTTCACTCCAACCGGACACGATGTTGCGCCGGGAACTCAAGACCTGACAAGCGTTGCCAATGACGCAACCCTGAGTCAGGACAACTGGCCCAATCCAAGCGATGCGGCAACGCTATCAACAAGTCAGCTTCCGTCAAGCATTTTTAAAGACGACCCCGCGGCCTTTCAGCAGCGGTTTGTGCGACTGCGCTACAACGATGGGCGGTTTTTGGACCTGCCAATGGGCAAAATTGCCAATCAAGGAAGCTGGGCAAATAATCAAACTGGGGTTAGTCGATGCCTTACAGATATTCTCAACTGCATTACCCCTTAACGTCAATTTGGACCATAAGCTCCATTAGGACGTTAATAGCCCCTTGAATTTCGGCAACCCTCATGTAATCCATGGGGGTTGTTCGTTCTTCATTGTTTACTACTTCTGTCCACTGGGCATTGAGCTTGTCCAGCTTGGTCAGAATAATGGTTTTGATTGCTTCGTTTTCCATGGCTACAAATATAGTCACACCTGCCAGTGAAAGAAAAATGCGTATAGCCGATACATAACTGCCTGATTCTCAGCTATATTTGCATCATAAACCGAACAGACAATGATCATTCAGTTCAAATCCACCAGTGGCGAAGTGGTCAACACCAACTTTGTCACCCCCCAGCTTTTGGCAACGGTAGGCCCGTTCTCCAAGCTGATTACCTACCCCACGTATGCCAAGAGTGGCGACTACAGCTACACAGGCCCGTACTATGGCGATGCTCCTAATGGAAATGCTACCCCATTCGGCAACACTGAGCCTGTGGAAGGTCAACTGACCGCCGACTATCTTGACGAGGATGTGCTGACCCCTGTTGGTCCCACTGGCAGCTACCTGTTCCCGCTGGGTCAGGGTGGCTCCTACATTGGCTTCTACAGCCCCACGGGTGTGCTCTACACCAAATTCAAGATGGAAGACGCTGCTGCCGCTGCAACTGGTATCACCACCATTGCTACCGCTCTTGGTGCCGGTGATGCTTACCTGCTGCTGGATGTTGATGGCAGCAACATCACCCCTCCCTAATATCATTCACTTACCATAATGCAGAGGCCCCCGAAAGGGGGCTTCGTGCTTTTAGTAGCTTTGCTGTATGAAACAAGCGTTCCCAGACCTACGCAATGCCGAACCAAGTAGGGCAGAGGTAGACAGAAGCAATGTGGTCATTCAAGACCTTGTAACAGCCCTTGTTGAGATAGACAAGGCCATTACGCGCTTTGAGTCGGAGGCCGACTCTAGGTTCGGTATGCTGGCCAACAGAAGGATAGACGCACTTATTCACGTATGCGAAAACCTCAAGCGCCGTATAAACGACACGCGCAGGATGCTCAACTCTGCCGACGATACGGAGTATTGATGCCCAAGGTGTCGTTCCTGCTCAACACAACTTGGTTCGTGTCGAAGAACTTCACCTGACCATCCTCCAAGCCCACCATGAACACGCTGTTGGCTTGCGGGCCGTAGTCTATCAAACAGATGACTATGCCATCCCCTAGTTCAGTGGAGACCCATAGTATCTGTTTGAACTCGTGTACGGTCAAGGCTCAACAACCAGCTTGGGTGCGGGAGTCTCTTCGACCACTTCGGCTTCAGCAGGACCAGCATTGGCTTCTGCTTCGTCCACCATCTTGTTGATGGCTTCCACCACCTCTGAGAATACTTCAGGGTGGTTCATGGCCATGTGGGCAATGACGTTCTTCACCATCTGCTCGCTGTAGTGGCCGGACATCTTCACCCCGCCTTCCACATCTCCGCTGTACATCATGAACAGCTCAAGGGTGTGCTTCTTGCAGTGCTTGTGAACTTGGTCTGCGAGGAGAGAGAGCTTGCTTCGGTTTTGCTTGTCGGTAGGCATCTTCAGTCTTTTTTCTTGTTCTTGTATCGTTCCAGCATTCGACGGCCCTTTGCGACCGCAGATGCCTTGTCACCATAGTGACCCCACGCCTCCAAAGATAGCTTCAAACGGGTCTTCTCGCCATCCTTCATCAAAGGACCAGCAGCACTACCCATGCGGACCAAGAACGAACCCTTGCGACGCATCTGCTCTGGAGACGATGGAGCGCCTTTGACAGGGGCTTTGAGATTGCTCCCTGTTTCTTTGTTATACTTGGCTCGACCAGCGGCGGAAAGACCGCCCTTTGGGCTTTTGTGTTCTTTTCGAAGGTTTACCTGCTTGGACATCTTTTAGTGAATTTTACACCACTTTTCGTGCGATGATTGTAGCGCCACCCATGACGCTGATGTTGTTGGCAGAGCCACCACGGATGGCACGCGGCTGAATAGTGGCAGGGCTTGCGCCTGTTACCACAAGTCCCGTCATGTTCACCGGACGGTTGGTGTTGATAGTGTCCACCGTTGCGATAACGGCACCGCCGTCATCGGTGTTAATCACTCCATCTGCGGCAGTTGTTGCCGCCGAGAAAGCCCGGCGATCGAACGTCCGATGGGTAGGCGTTCCGCTCACGGTCATGGACAGGTTGGCGCCGGTGGCCGTGTTGCTACTTTGCAGCATGGCGATGATCTCCACGATGTAGGTGGAGTTCGCGTCGAGCGTCAACGACCAGCCCGTCACGTTCACATAGGTGCCGCTGTTCGTGGTGAATGTGGTTCCAAGCACCGCAAATTGCGACCGGATGTAGCGGGCGTCGGCATCCGACCGTGCGGGGATGCTCGCGTCCGTACCTACTCCGATGGCCCGCTTGGTGAACGTATCCGCTCCCGTCTGCTCGACAAGGCCCGCCGTAGCGTCAAGGCCCGCCAATGCCGTGAGGGTTGCGTCTGCACTTTGGAAGGCCGTGGATGCCTGCGTTGCAGCCGTGCCAAGGCCAAGGGCTGTTCGCGCGTTGGCTGGGGTTAAGTTCTCCCAAACGCTGCTCACTGCGTTCCAGTACAAACCACAGGTGTTGGTGGCTGGGGTGGTGATACGCACATCGTGGAGTTCGTCCAGCTCAAATCCGTTGAGTGGGTCAACGTAAATAATCCCAGCGCCTCCCGCCTTCTTGATGCAGTAGCCGATACGCACCATGTGGTCGGGGGCTTGAGGCTTGACGTTGGTCAATCCTCCCGGGATGGTGGGGGATAGGTACAGCACATCGCCCTCGTTGAAGGCATTTGTGTTGATGTTCCTGATCAGACCTTTTGTAATAACAAACCCACTGGAATTGTTTCCAATTGTTTCGGCCACCAAGCCGATGGTCTCTGCGCTGTTGGGGTCTCCGTCCGCCTGTGCGTAGGCTATCTTGAGCCGCTGACCGCTGGAGCCATTAACCCTGACCACCTCTCCTTTGACAAAAGGACTGCCGGTGTCGTTGTAGCAGTAGATGTGCAGGTCAACACCAAGCAGAGCATTGACGTTTCCGCCCCTTAATCCAAGGTCAAGCGTACCCTCGGTGTTGTACCACTGCAAACGCCTCTCTACAGCCGCTGTAACTGGGGTGACATTGAAGTCAATTGCATCGACCTGACCAAGTTTTCCGTTGTCATCAAGCAGAACT